TGTGTGCTTTGCAGTTGCAAAGTCTGCAGTTGGGCGGCCTGCGCGATATATGGAACGCATAAAAAGAATTTTAAGAATTAAGGTAAAATCAAAGGAAACCGCTACCGCCGTTCCGCAACTGGAACGCGCAATGCTTCCCAAAGTAGAAACGAGAATAAAGCGTGGCGATCACTAACGGGTATTGCACACTCAACGATGTAAAGGCAGCGCTCAACATTGAAGATTCAATGGATAATGCTGCAATTGAAGTGGCTATTGCAACTGCCAGCCGAATGATTGACGATTACACAGGCCGTTTCTTTTACAAGGATGGAACTGCCCTAGTTCCTGCCACTCGTTACTACACACCAACCGATTACTGGATTTTGCCAACTGATGACTTTGTGAGCATCAGCGAAATTGCAACAGATGATAACTTTGACCGTACATACGGCACTGTTTGGACTGAAAGCGATTCAATGTTTGAACCAGTCAACAATCCTTCACGCGGTTGGCCAATGACTCGCATTTTGGCCGTTGGGTCCTATGTTTTCCCGTGGAACTTGCCACAATCAGTACGCGTTAAGGGTGTTTTTGGATGGTCAGCCGTACCCGCTGAAGTCAATAGCGCGGCTCAGATTCAGGCATCCCGCCTGTTCCTACGCCGCCAATCACCATTTGGTATTGCAGGCTCAACCGATATTGGAACAGTGCGCTTGGCTGCAAAGCTAGATGCCGATGTAGAGGCGCTATTGCGCCCATTGCGCCGCAATAATGGGTTGGCTAAGTAATGTTGCCAAGTCAGGTTCGTGAAGGCTTAAAAGCCAACCTAGAGGCGATTAAGGGTATGCGTGTTTATGACCTTATCCCAAGTGTGCCAGTTGCACCCGCTGCAGTCGTTGGCCAGTTGGACTTTACCTTTGATTTGAACAATGCCCGTGGCTTAGACCAGGCAAACCTTGATGTTGTTGTTTTGGTTCAGCGTTTTACAGAGCGTACTGGCCAAAACGATCTTGATAAGTACCTTGCAGGTAGCGGGGATTACTCAATCAAGGCAGCAATTGAATCTGATCTAACTCTTGGTGGCGCTTGCAACACATTGCGAGTTACATCAGCCGAAGCGGGTACTTATGCCGCAGGGGATATTGAGTTTCTTTCATACCGTTACCGTCTCACCGTTTGGGGATAAGGAGAAAAATGAGCTACACAGTTACCTCGGACAATTTCGAGGCGAAGAAAAAAGGCGAAACAATTACAGACAAAGAATTGCTTGAACTAGGACTGAACGCAGATGCCCTAGTTGCAGGTGAACATCTCAAGAAAACAGTAACAACTAAACCAGCAACAGTAGAGGAAAAATAAATGGCCCGTATCGTATTAACAGATGCCTCAGTTGTAATTAACGGGGTCAATCTCAGTGAATTTATTACAAGCGTTGCATTGTCAACAAGCGATGATGTCGTAGATACAACTGGATTTGGCTCAGGCGCTCGTACCCGTGTTGCTGGGCTATCTGACAATTCAATTACTCTTGAATTTAATCAGGATTTTGCAACAGGTGGACCTGAAGTATCAATTAACGCAGTTGGTTCATCACTTGTTGGAACTACACCAACAATTGTTGTAAAGCCATCATCAGGTTCAGTCAGTGCAAGCAACCCTAGTTACTCATTTGCAGCGGTTGTTGCCGAGTGGCAACCCCTATCTTCAAGCGTGGGCGAGTTAGCAACGATTTCTGCAACTTGGCCAATTTCAGGTCCTATCACAAAGGCGGTTGCATAATATGGCAAGAATCGTATTAACAGATGCAAATGTTTTGTTCGCAAGCAATGACATATCTCAATATATTACGAGCATCTCATTAAGCACATCATATGATGTTATTGACACAACAGGAATCTCAACTACAGGTGCAGCTCGTACCCGTGTTGCAGGCCTTGCTGATAACTCATTGACAATTGAATTCAACCAAGACTTCGCAGATAATGCACTTGAAGAACTAATCAACGGAACTTCACTTGCAACATCAACTGTTGGAACTGCAGTTGCAATGCAGGTTAAGCCAACATCAGGTGCAACAAGCGCAAGCAATCCGAAATTTACCTTCAACGCGCTTGTGGCCGAATGGCAACCTTTGTCTGCAAGCGTTGGTGAGTTGAGTGTGGCAAGCGTGACTTGGCCAATCTCAGGTCCAATTACAAAAGCAATTTCATAATCTACTAAGGGGGAAAAGATGGATGGATTATCAATCAAAGTAAAAACAACAGATGGTGTTGAAAAGTCATATAAGTTAACACCACGCGTTATTGTTGCTTTTGAACAACAGTTTGGCAAAGGTATGCCAAAGTTGCTTGGTGAAGAACAAAAGATTGAGCATATTTATTGGCTTGCTTGGAAATGTCAGCAAGTAGATGCTCAAAATAACGGTGGCACACCAGTCAAACTGTTTGGAAATGAATACCTAGATTCAATTATCAGCGCAGAATTGGATGCTGATAGTTCTTTCGAGTCCACCGCAACAGCCTAACTTACACGGTTGCTGCGGTGGCCTGCGAAACTGGTATTTCTCCAATTGATCTACTAGATGCCCCCGAAGGCATCTTTGAAGCAATGATGATTTACTTAAAGGAACGAGCTAAGGCCAATGGCTGATGAAGTAATTGTTTTGACTGGTATAAAAGAAACGCTTGATGCCTTAAAGCAATTTGATAAAGGCGCAGTTCGGCGATTCAACAAGGTTATCAATACTGAACTTGCTGGCGCAGAGCGTGATGCCAAAAACTTAATTAGCGATCAACCACCTATGAGTGGATGGCGTAAGTCAGATGCAATTAAAGGTCGTGTTCGCGGTGGCGAAGGTTGGCCAGGGTGGAACGCTGGCGAGATTCGCAGCAAGATTACAAAGACAAAGGCACAAGGCAAGGTTCGTAAGGATTACACAACCAGCGCTGGTGCTTTGCTGAACAAGTCTGCGGCAGGTTCAATCTTTGAAGTTGCTGGCCGTGTGGCATCAGGAACAAAACGAATGACTGCACAATCCTCAAGTGGGCAGTTCTTGCGCACAATTGGCAACAGATTTGGTAAGGCTTCGCGTGTAGTATGGCGCGTAGTTGATAAAGATAAGCCAAGAATTGAAGCAAATGTAAAGCGTGCATTGGATGATGCAAAAGCTGAATTGCAACGAAATTTAAACAGAGAGCGAGCATAACAAATGGCAGTTGGCGCAGTTGTAGCCCGCATCCTCACCCAGTATTCTGATAAAGGCTCAAAGGCAGCAGCAAAAGATATTCAAAAACTTGGTGCTAAGTTTGATGCCTACGGCAAGAAGGCAGCAAGAGCATTTGGAGTTGCTGCAGCAGCATCAGCCGCCGCAGCGATCAAAATTGGCAAGGATGCGGTTATGGCTGCATCTGATGTATCTCAGCAATTTGGCGCTTTAGATGCAGTATTTGGCAGCAATTCTGTTCAACTTAAAGAATTTTCAAAGTCAATGGTTGATTATGGCCTTTCAACTGCAGATGCAGCTCGTTATGCAGCACTGTTAGGTACACAATTAACAGGCTTGGGAATGACCCAAGAAGATGCCATTGCACGCACAAAAGAACTTGAAATTTTGGCTGCAGACTTAGCAGCAACTTACGGCGGAACCACTGCAGATGCAGTTGCAGCGCTCAGTTCTACATTTAAGGGTGAATACAACCCAATTGAGCGTTACGGTGTTGCGCTTCGAAAGTCTGACATTACTGCACGCGTTGCAGCAAAGGGATTAGGAAAGTTAACTGGTGATGTTCTCAAGGCAGCCGAAGCACAAGCGGCTTATGAACTGATCACATTAAAAACAACCGCTGCTCAGGGTCAGTCACGCCGCGAATACAACACATTGGCAGCGCAATTGCAGCGAGTCAGCGCATCCTATGAAAACATTAAGGCAAGTTTAGGAATGGCACTTTTGCCAATAGTTGAAAAGTTTGCCAATTACATTTTGAAAGATGTTTTACCTGGGCTTGAAAAGTGGGTAGATGTCAACAAAGATAAACTTGCAAAAAGCCTACAAACTGCCGCTGAACAAATGGTAAAACTCTTTGCAGTTGCAGTAAGTTTTGGTGAGTGGGTTGTTAACAACATTGACACTGTTAAGGCGTTGGCAATTGCCATTGGTAGCCTTTGGGCAACTTCAAAGGTTTATGCCTTTGCAAAGGCAATTGGAACAGTCACTTTGGCATTTAGGGGTATGAGCATTGCAGCACTGGGAACAGGGGCGGCAGGGGCCGCAGGCGTTGGCGCTGCTGCCGCAGGTGCTATTCCACTTGCCATTGCCGCAGGAATCGGTGCATTAACATTTGGACTTTCTAAGATCAGCCCAGGGGAAAAGGCGCGAGCTAAGGCGAAAACGGCACAACAGGTGTTGGGTAGCAATTTCCCAATGTCACCAGGTGCCAGCGATGTTGCAGCAGGCGTTAAGGCGAAAAGTGTAACTGTTCCGCCTAAGAACAATGTGGTTGATAATTTAATTGATGCGATCAACGAAAACACAAAGACAATTAAAAAGAAAACTGCATTTGACATTGCAACTGAAAACGCAGTTAAGGCAAACCTTGCACGCCAAAAGGCACTTTCAGGTTCAACTTCACTTGCAATTGGCGAAGGCGGAAAGATTTATGGACCGCGTGATGCTAACGGCAAGATTGTTGTAAATGTAAGCGCTGGTAATGTCATTGGCTCAACTGATGCTTTGATTGAAACAGTGCAAAATGGAATTGCATCTGCACAACGCCGCAGCGGTGGCACCTTCGCAGGTGGCCGCAATATTGGAAATCTTATTGTCTGATGCCAGCATTTGACGGAGTAACCTCACCCAGCATTGCGGTGCAGTTCCTTAAAAGCGGAACTTGGACAAATGTAACAATTACAGATGTTGTGCGCATTGAATTCCGCCGTGGGCGCGAGCGTGCTGACCTACGCGATCAGGCAGGCTTTGCCAATATCACTTTTAACAATGAAAGTGGCATTTACGACCCTGATAATACAAGCGTTAGTAGTCCGTGGGTTGTGTCAGGTAATAGCATCCTGCGTGATGGGTTACAGATGCGCATTGTGGCTACTTGGAACTCAACGGCTTACCCATTGTTTTACGGTTTCCTTGAGAACAACTACACCAATCAGGGATTCTTGCCTGAAGTAGCAATGACTTTCTACGATGGCATTGGCTATATCGCCGATGGCTTCGCACCAGCTTTGGCCACCGCCGCTAACTCAGAGACTGCTGCAGTTCGAGCAGGCAGAATGTTGGATTATGCAGGTTGGACTACTGGCAACGGATTTTCACGCTCATTGTCAGGCTCAGTAACAATGCTGGCAACAGTGCAAAACCGTAACTGTATGCAGGCAATTACAGAGTGTGTTGATTCCATTGCTGGCCGTTTCTACATTTCAAAGTCAGGTGTAGCAACATTGGTGCCACTATCTGACAAGTTCAGCCGCCCAACTCAGTTGCTATTTAGTGACTCAGGTGCAAGCAATACGGTTTTCTATCAGGATTTGATCACAAACCCAGGTACAAAGTATGTTGTCAACCAAGCAATCATTATGCGTGGCGATAACAACCAAGTCACATCAACATATAATCCAAGCGTTACCGCTTACGGTGTTGTAAAGAAGGAAATCTTTGCGCCTGTAAATACAGACACCAATGCAACAAACTTAGCTTTGTACGAATCTCGTAAATCAGCAACACCTGATACTTACATTGAGCGCATTGAGTTTAACGGATTATCAGTTGCTCAAAATGGTTTGCTTTACCCTGATTTTCTATCAACAGAATTGGCCGATCAGGTAAGCGTTCAACGCACAACTTGGGATGGTCGCGCAATTCAGTGGAACCTGGTAGTTGAAGGTATGAAGCACACAATCACACAAAACAATTGGATTGTTTCATTCAACACATCCGATATAAACCCTTATAGCATTACCATCTAGGGGGAACAATGCCTTTATGCCCGCAAATCACTAACACGCCAATCACGGTTACACAAACTGCAGACTTTACTGTTTCCAGCGTGTTGCCAGTTGTTGCTGCAACCACAACGCAGGTTGAAGATGCAATTGTTTTAATTGACGGCAAGACAAAAGCCTATTATCAAGCAACAATGCCAAGTTCGGGTATGACCGAAGGCGATATTTGGTTTGATACCGATGATGGCAATAAACAGTATTATTACAATGGCACCGCTTGGGTATCAGTTCAAGATACGGCTATTGCCGCCGCCCAGTCAGCCGCAACTGCAGCTCAGACAACGGCAGATGGCAAAAACCGTGTGTATCGCCAAACAACTCAGCCTTCAGGTGGCACTTATGCCGAAGGTGATCTTTGGTTTGATACAGACGATGACAACAAGATTTACCGCTACACATCAGGTTCTTGGGGTACTGCAGTAACACTTGGCAATAACGCACTCGCCAGCATCTCAGCCAACAAGATTACCGCTGGCACAATTGATGCTTCAGTAATTACAGTTTCAAACATCAACGCTGGAAATATCTCAACTGGCACGCTCAATGCTGATCGAATTGCATCTGCATCTATTACTGGTACAAAGATTGCTGCAGGAACTATTACTGCCTCAAATATTGCTACTGCGACAATTACGGCAACTCAAATTGCTGCAGGCACAATCACTGCATCCAACATTGCAACTGGCACAATTACTGCAACTCAGATTGCTGCGGGAACTATCACAACCGATAAACTGGTTGCTGGAACTCTTACTGGTTTCTTGGTTCAGACAAGCGCAGGTTCAAACTCAGTATCTTTGGTTGGCTCAAGCAACTCATTAACATTCAAAAATGGTGGCAGCAATGTAGGCCATATTGTTCCACTTTCAAGCAATGGTGTGATTATGCACTACGGTGCAACCGCCGATGGCTCAGGTGGAACATTCCCACAAATGTTCGTTGGTTCGGCAAATGCTTCAATGTCTGCCAGTTCAACCATCAGCATTGGTGCATCCACATCAATTGGAATTAACTTAACTGCATCAACTGGTGGCATCAATCTCAATAGCCAAACCAACTACCCAGGCATTGCAACTGGTGCTGGTAGCACAATGGTTGTTGTTACTACAGGTTCTCGTATTGCTTACACAACATCATCTGAACGCTTCAAGCAAGATATTCAATACATTGCAAGCCCAGGATGGCTTGATAAGGTAATGGCGATGAAGCCAATCACCTACAAAACAAGCGAAGATTTCACAGTTGAAGGCGAACCAAATGAAACTCAGTATGGTTTCTTGGCTGAAGATATTTATGATTTGGGTGGCGGTTTAGAAAAGGCCGTAGTTCTCGACCCACTAGGCGAGCCTTTCTCACTTTCATATGATCGTTTAACTGTATTTCTAACGCTTGCAATCAAGGAACTCAAAGCTGAAATAGATCAACTCAAGGGGGAATAATGGAAAAAGAAGTAGATATTCAAGAAGTGTTAAAAAATATGCGTGAGACTATTGGCGTACTCGCCCAAGAAAACGCAGTTTTGAAAGCACAACTCACCACTAACTCATAACGGAGACACCGCGCAAATGACCGCAGCAAACTGGGCTGGCCTAATCGTATCCATCATTGCAATTGTTAGCGCCTTTGGTGCTTCAGTTCGATGGCTTGTAAAGCATTACCTTTACGAACTCAAGCCAAATTCAGGCAGTTCAATGCGCGATTCAATCAACCGCCTTGAAGCACAAATGGAAGTTGTTTTGGACTTAATCAAAAACAAATAAGGGGAAACAATGGCACGCTTGAAATCTGCAAACGGATGGCCAGCCAGTGCAAATCAGGCAGAAATTGGCATTGGAATTTTTGTAGTAGTGCCAGGATTGCGACCAGTTA